TTTAGTAAAAACTACGCCAGGCTCTAACTGATAGTCTGTTCTTGTCTTAGTAGGTTCGACAACATAATAATCTTTAGCATTAATTCCATACCCAAATTTACTACCAACATACCCCTCTATCTTCATCGTATTGGGCTGATCAACTATTTGATCTAGTGTAGCTCCCAAAAATTGTGAATTGGTAGGAGTTCTAAATATGTCTGGTAAAAAATTCAGTGTGCGGATTCTAGTTGCCATCTTAACTCTCTAAAAAATATTATCTATTAGTACTTATCTGTAGCTGAGCCGGGGTCAATGCAGCAATAACGATTACATCGTTAGCATTTGCACCATTAACGAAAATTTCATATGGAGCTGATTTTATCTCATATAAGTCTCCAAACGACATTGTAGGATCATTTGGCACCAATACTACTGAGCTAACTAGTTCACCGCAGGTAGTATGTAAGTACCCACTTAGTTCAGAGAAATAAAATGTGTCCCCAAAATTCCAATTATTAATTGAGAAATAGTCATTCATAGCAGATAATATCGCACTACGAATTTCACTATCGCTTGCACTGGTGTTTAGAGCCTTAATAACTTTAACTGTTCCTTGCAATTGAGCCTCAGCCTTTGTTCCAAATAGTGGCTGAAAGTATACACTATTTAATATAAGACTATCAGTCAACATTTTATAATCGTCTAGCTGACCATATGCTTGCTGTAGTTCATTGATAGTTGGTCTTGATGGCTCAGGTACAGTACCTGTAGTATCTTGTAACCAATTTGTATAACTAGTATAATATGCTTGTGTTACCAAATACAAATCAATAATGTTGGTAGTAGCAGGGTCAATTCTAGTAGTATTATTACTATTATGACGATATTGAAATTGTAACCCTTGACGACCAGGTCTCATTAAATATTGAGGCTGCGCTATTAATATATAATATGGGGTTGTTACTGTAGGATCTTGTACGGTAACATAGAATACATTATATAGCCCATTCGAATCAGTCTCACCGTAAGCATAAAACAGTTGTCCCAATGGGTAGTCATATTTAACTACTTCAATCGCTGATTGTGTTGGATACTGATAAGCTACATCATCTGTGGGTATTAATTGATATCTAGATAAATTTACTGGGTCCTGTATCAATTCAAAGAAAGTGTAGATTCCAATATTACTAGATCCTGTAACATACCCTGTTACCGTGGTAAAGAAATCAGGATCAGTAACTACTGTTCTATCATTAACATCAATACTTGCTACTTGAACTTCAAAATCATTTACATATCCATCGCTTTCTACTGTTTGTCCAATTACGGTTACTGGGACAGGAGTTGTTAGAGGATAATTAGAACTAGGCTGAGTATTTGTTTCTAGTACTTTTACATAGTCTGCTAACACTTTACCAGTAAAAGGATCATAAATTACTTGTCCATTTTCAAATGTAAATCTAGTATCCGCTACGCTACCAAAGTAATATCTAATTGAGCGATATGAGATTTGATATCTGCCGGCTCCTTGACTCAAGAAATTCACGAACCATCCAGGTGTATTATAAGTGTCTATACTCCATCGAATTTGATTAATTGTTAGTGAGTTATTAAAAAGTAGCGAGAAACTTTGATTCAATTCCATTTTAGTTATCGCTTCTGCGATAACAACATCTGGTAATACGTTGGTAAATACTGGTATTACAACTGTAATGACAGCGCCTCCTGGTACAAATCCATTTAATGTTACAGGGCCTGTACCATTTGCAAAGTTACCTTCACCATAGTTATAACCATTACCGTCTACAATAAGAACAGTAGTCCAATAATATGTTATATCGGATGTTGTTGGTATTCCAGAAATCAATCTATGATTTTGATCAAAATAATAACCTAATGGAGCGGTTACTTTGATTAGTGCGCCCTTAGTAATATACTTTGCATTATAACTTGAGAATGTACCTATAGGGATAGGCACTTGACCAGTCCCAAACACCTGATTATAAAAATAACCAGTAATACTATTGGTATCTACAGTGCTAGTATTCCAATATACTATACCATCGCCCGAAGCCTGATTCAAATTATATCTTGGGTAATTTTGAAGATAATACTGTTTAGCTCGGTTATCTGATAGTGCGAGTAAAATTTTGTCTGTTAAAACAGCAATAATTTCATTTACATTATTAACAGTAGCTATGATACCACCGTTTGAACCATCTTGATAAAGAGCGCCATCATTTGCAAATGAGTTTGTGCTGCTGTATTTGCCAGTTGGGTCTAATAAGTCTAAGTTTTTTGAAACTCCTACTGAACTACGATTTATTGCTTTACTTTTTATAATTGAACTGTATAGAGTATATGGAAAATTATTATAATCTTCACCATTGACCATACGGTTCTGTGTATAGTAACGAGCAGGTGCTCGCAGCTTGATTTCAGCTAATGATTCTCTAGCTAATGCTGTGGTTACGGGAAGTTGTAATTCTAGTCCAATCGTCAGAGATTCTGTTCTACCTGTTCTGCTAATATAACTAATTGTTACCGAAATACCCTGCATTTCTGTTGGATCGATTGTATAAGTAAGCGCATTTCCCGCACGAACATAAGCACGATAAGGACCAACTGGGATTTCTGAGAATACACCGTCACCAAATGCATAAGCAACTTGGTCGTTAAATCTTGAAATAACAGAAAATATTTTCTTATAACTAGATTCTGTTTGTAGTTGAGCATTTGCATATACACTAGCTACTTCTTTCCAAAATAGTTGAGTGCCATTATTAGCACTTAATTGATATAACCAAGTATCGGTGTTATTAATACCTTGAATGTTTCCAATCTCTACTACTTGATTTGATATCTGTTGGGGTAAATTAAAATCATAATTAGTTAGTGTGCCCTGCTTAAAGTAAAAGAAGAATCCTTTATTGGGGCTACCATAACCCAACTTATCATTACGATATACCATGTTAAATCTTCCTGATGGGGCAGGTGGTATTTCATATACATAATCTTCATCGACACTGGTTACACTTACAAGTTCAAAATTCATATTAATACCGTCTACTTGTGATGTAAATGGTATAACGGGCAAGTTACCTGGAGGTATACTAAGTGTATATTCGTCTGTTTTAATGCCTAGAATAGTCTGACTATTTCCTGGACGACCAACTCGTTGCACATTAATCAGTGCTGCATTAATGATAGTATTAAATTGTTCTAACCAGTTAACATTAACTGGATCATTCCAAAGCACAGGTAAGTTACTCAAATTAAACCCATTCAAATCAGTAAGATTTTCTGTTGTTTGGATAGTACTAACTTTTATATATCCCTGTCCTGCTATGTTTCTTTTTGGGTTGTAGCTAACTAAATTTGCTAGTTTGATAACGCTATCTCTACGTTCAGCAGTATCAATAAAGTTTTCGCGGGCGTTAAGATCGTTACGAAACGCAAGACCTTGTCCCATGAACGCCATAACATCTAGCAGCGCAATGAATTCGCTACTCTCAATATAGTCATTGAATGTTTCAGGGTAGTAGGTGCGTAGATAATCTATGAAACTTTTTCTAAGAGTTTCATAGTCATAGCTTTTAAAATCAGCTTGACGAAAGGTCTGATATATTGCCTTCCAATCGTTTACACCAAATAATGATGATTGTCGTGATGAGGTTGCCATGTGTATTCTCTTTTATGTATTTATCATACCTAAAAGCACTACTTTTATTGTAATGTTGCGGTATTTGTAGCGTTATCAAAGAACACTGCTAGCAATTGTGGATCATTAAATGGAGCTATGGCTAACTCCATTTCAATCAATATACCATTTTCCTGAGTATAAGCGTTTACCGAATTTACAATTAATCTAGGATCTTGAGCGGCTACCCGTTGGATTTCATCTTGAAGTGCGAATTGGGTGTCAGTGGTATTGGGTTCAAATATAAATGACCAAAGAGTAGTACCATATGCAGGATTTCCTACTTTTTGACCTTGTGTTATATTAAGTGCATTAACAAAATCTTGTATTACTAAAGGTTGGTCTAGCAATCGGTATTTTTTACCAATATTGATTGATTTTACTGTTCCGCCTGTGCCTCCATCTACTCCTGCAGCAAGATTGGTAGAACGGGGTTGATTAGCGTTAATAGTTGAGAATCCGATATATGTGGCCATGATTATATTTATGCTAAGTTGTTTATGTGATTAGGCGATTGGGTCTGTTGAGCCAGAGGCTAATTTGGCTAAATTATTTATAATGTCTTTTGATTCTGGTGCCGTAAGCGATCTAGCATAATTTGGTGGAGGTATTACTGGGTTATCTAATTGTCCTTTAATTTGTTCGTCTAATGCTGTGCGAGTACCATCCGTATTAGTAGCAACAGTTGCCATTATAACTGAGGATGCACCTCCTGAACTAAACGAACTAAGTAATGCGTCAACTTTCGCTATTGCACTTGCAGGTAATCCTGCCTGCACTAAACTAGATAACCCTTTACCTATAGTTAGATTTTCAAAAGCAGAGCCCACATTTTTTGCTGCTATTGTAACTTGATTTGCAGCATTATTTACTCCTTTAAATACTGAATCTACTGCTGATAATGTAGTTGTTGCCCCGCTAACCTTAGAATCAATTAATGCTTTAATAGTTTGAGTACCTGGTAATACATTTACTGTATTAATCAAACTATCTTTAAGATTAGTTACGATTGCCGTAGCTTGTTGACCTCCTGGTAGTGAATTTAATCCACCTGCTGAAGCCGAATCCGTAGTGCTAGTTGAAGTAATATTATTTGCAAATTTGGTAAGATTTGGCCCTATCCCTTGTAGTGTAGTAATAGCAGGAGATATTTGAGCCTGTATACTATTTAAGAATGTATTACCTGCAGTTTGAAGCGCGGCAAATGGGTTGTATGCTGAACTAGCTGTACCGGTTGCTACTCCACTAGCGTTTTGTGAACCAGCTTGTTGATTTG